CTTTTAAGGATGAGTATATCTTAGGATATAAAAATAACATTACCAAACCTACTCCTGAATCGAAAATCGATCGGAAGTCCGTTGAACGTGTCATTAGGAATTGGAAGGGTATCTCTTTTAATGAAATTGTTGAGGCCAGTTCGCAGTGTTTATCCACTAGTGCATGTGCAGAGCAACATAAACTTGGCCAGGTTGGACAGATCCAGACGTGGGCTCCCCATATCGATTTGAAACTAAACTTGTCACAGTCATATTCAGGAATATGTCCTGTGCCATACTTCATGTATGGATTTATCCCTAGTACCGTTAAAGGTGTTGGTAATTTTTTACCCGAACCTTTAAAAATCCGTGGGATAACTACACAGAATAGTGAAGAACTCGCAGCGGGGAAACCGTATCAGGTCTGTTTAGCTAAAAGGATGAAAGATGAACCGAATCTCCTTTTTGGACGAACAGTTAGTAAACAGGACGTTAATAATCTGACAGTGAGAAGCATTGAATATTGGAATTCCAGAGGTTTTAGGACCGAGGAACTCGAATATTTTTCAGCAGATTACGAGTCAGCTACTGATGGTATATCACCGGAGACTTCCAGAATAATAGATTTAATCTGTTATGAAAGGGGTCTACTTCCGGAAATTGAGATACCTTCTGACGTTAATTTACTAGCTATTTGGACTTTTATGGCTCGTGTACTTGAGTACCTTCCTAACGAGGGACCAAATTTTTCTAAAAAGAATTGGTTGAGAATTAACACATGGATTCGATGTGTCCTCGTGGGTTATACTTGTGTCAAAACTTCAGATGTCAGATCCCTATTATGGAAAAATAGGGAAGTGAAGATAATGAAGGATACTGTTATCCAGACTCATGGTCAGATGATGGGTGATATAAAGAGCTTCCCGGTTCTCTGTATCCTCAATCTCTCTCTATGGGACAAGGTCTGTGATAACGAGGATGTTTGGGTTTCTAGAAATAGTGTTCTTGGGTCTACTCGATTCAAGGCCAAACCTCCTTGCTTGGTAAATGGTGATGATTTTTTATCCTATGCACCAAGTAAGTATCATGACAAGATGATTGAAATCTCAAAGGAATTTGATTTTACTCTCTCTCTCGGAAAATCTTATAGATCAAAAAACTACGCTGTTATAAACAGCCGTGCTTTTTATTCGAAGAAGTTTAATGGGAAGAGAAGGTTGAAGGAGATTCCTCTGTGTCATCTACCAATAATCTTTCGTCCACCAGATGATACCCCTCTATGGCAAAACTTCAATACTGTTCTTTCTCCTTACTGTGAAGACTTTAAATCTCTTCGTGAGATGCAGAGACTTTTCTTAATTTGTAATAAGAAGACTATATTGAAACAGAGTTGTGATGGGCTCCTAAATCTATACGTACCTATAGATTTTGGAGGTCTGGGCTTTAAATTATTCAAAGGTCTTAAAGACCAGAAGATAACTTTTAAGCAGAGATTATTGGCTAAGTATAACAGTGAAAGGATAAGGAACGATAAGAGACCTATTAAAATTGATTACGTAATGAAATTCTTTCGTGATCTGAATTCTAAAGGTCTTCCTGAATTATTGAAGAAGGACTGTGAAGGTATACAGTCCTCCTACTACTCTGATCGTAAATCTCGGTCATTGGCAGGTGATGATTGGATATCATCTATGTCAAGAGAGAAATTCAGGAATAAGGGCCTGATCGTTTGTGAAAACAAGGGAGTCAGGACAATTATCTATCGTATGCTTAAACACTTGTACAGGACTGAATTTAATTCTGAATACTACAGGAGGTTGAAATTTAAATTTTTACCCAAGCCCCTATCACGGGGACCTAAGATCCTTCACGAGAAGTATCTTCTGCCAGTATTTAAGGAAGAAATCAGCAAGGGCACTAGTTTTGAT